GTAGGTTCCTTTTTTGTGGAATACCTGTATTCTTTCAGCATTAGGCGTACTATCTATTTCTATAACATGACCAGCTTCTGTTTCTATTACTTGATTATACGGATAATTACCTGCAAACGCTGGTTCTGGCTCATCCCAAGTTTGTGTTGTCTTTGCTAATTGTATTTTTTCTATTTTATTATTTTCTTTTACTTGAAAAGATAAATGCGATCTATCTCCAACCGCAAGTTTATTCACATCCGAAAGACCAGCATATTCAAATTTTGGATATTTTTTATTTGGATCATTGAACCCTTCAATTTTAGATAAATCTTCATTATTCAATGTAGATGTGTCTGGCAAATAATTGCCCGCTTCTTCATATGTTCTAAAAAATTCTGTAGAATTTCCGCCCAATACAGAATTACCAATAATGAAAAAATCTCTTGCTTTAGTCCCCTCATAGGTTTTCTTATCTAACTTGTCTGAGTTTTTTGCACCCATCACATGAGCAGAAGACAACAAGCCACCTACAACCTGATAATTATCTGTTTCTTTAATTTTACCCAATCTAACTAAAGTAGTATAGTTGCTTTTAGTGTAATTAAACATTGCTGTTTCTTGTACAGCTGCGCTAGCTAAAAATTCGCTCTTAGATTTTATACCACCTTGATTGGTCCAATTTGAATCAGTTGCTGCTAGATCGTTGGTAATTATTCCCCCGGCTGGTCTTTTCAAATATCCTAGATCAACTAATGTGGATAACGAAAATTGATATTTGCCTAATTCTGCATTCTCACCTATTTTTGTATAATCATTGTCTGATAAATTTTTACCTATTGCGTCAATTAACTTTGTCAAATCTTGAGACTTTAACGGAGGTAAAGTTTCTTCTGGTGCTATTTCTATATTATCTTTAAATATCGCATTGCCTAACGGATCGTATACTATATTATTACGATCATCTTTCAACGTATTTGAAGCAGTATTTTCTTGTGCTTGTTTTGCTTTTGTTTCTGTATTTACAGATGGTTTACCTGCAAGTGTTCCTATAATTATAGGTCGTTGTGCCTCATCTCCGTCAAGAAACCAACCAACTACCCATGTGCCTGTAACAACTCCAACCGGCGATGTTCCTACGCCTGACGTTGCTGCAGATGTTATAGATTGTATAGGAATTGCCCAAGGCAAATCTTTAGTAGGCAAATCTTTAGTGTTGCTTGTATGATAACCAAATATCCTTACGCGACATCTTCCTAATTTTTCAGGATCGTCTCTATCTTCAACGACACCTGTCCACCAATTTAAATTTGTATTGTTCATCGTATTTCAGAAGCCTTAAAACAATCTTTAGTCACCGTCATTTTAATAAAATGACCCAATGCATTTATTTTATGATTTAATGCTGTTATTAAATAAAATCCCGAATATAGCTCGTCATCTGCACTCTCTACTTTTTTTGCGAACATCTTGTCGTCTGGTAAACGAATTTCAATTACATTCCCCGCCTCTATGTCTGTTCTACCGGGTATTGTTAGGCTCATATTAAAATTTCCAAGTTCTATTAGATTCGATCTTCTGTTTCCCGATATTTCTTTAACTATCTCATCAAAGTTTCTATCCATACCTGTATGTAATGTTGGATGACTATAATTTAATTTTGAATATGAATCAGGTATTCTTGCAGTATTCAAATCAAATAGTGGAGTTATTTTACCTGTTTCAAGATGAGTATAATTTGCAAATTTCTCAGCATGGTCATAATCATATATTTTATACGTTTTATTGTGTAGATCTACATTCATTAATCTACTTGCAAGATAACCGTTATTGTTATTAGCCAGTTGGTCAAAATTTTTCTTAATAGATAAATCTCGTATAGTCAACATTTTTTCTGCAGTATTTCCTAGTTCTAAATTGTTTACATATGTTTGTGAGTATATGTATTTGCCTATAGAGATACTGTTTTTATTTTTAAATAGATTATCTAAATTTCCAAAATAAAACCCTTTAGTTGTTTCCCAAAACAAATAGTTTGCTGCTAAATTATTTTCAGGAACAGCTTTGCCCGCTACCCAATTTATACATTGTACCGCAGACCAACCCGGGCTAACAAATTTTAAAACATTAGTACTTTTGCCAATGATATTAAGTGGTGTTTTTGTATCGCTATGAGGCTCGTTATCAACAGTTACATTTCTAATATGAGATAGATAATCATTATAAATTCTCGAAACTATTTCTTCAGGTGACCCTTCATATGCTTGATAAATTGCAGACGTAATGTCTCTTACTGTCTCAACCGAACAAAAGTTTAAAATGTAAACTTGTGTGCTTCCATCTTTAGCATAGTGTTTATCTGCTATACCTGTTATTCTAAATGTCTTGTATATACTAAGATTGTCATCAAAGGTTGGTGTTTTAAAATCAACTATTAATAATTCTTCACCTAAAATTGGTAAATCTTTTATCAAATTTCTACTATCAGATAATGTAATTGTCCCTGACAATCCGGGTGAAAATATATTTTCGTAGATATTCAATTCTGCCAGATAGTCTTTTAAATCTATAAATCTGCCTTTATTCAATGACACCATGTATAGACGATTTATCTTTACATTGCCAGGAGACAATATGTTTTCTTCAATATTTGCCATTACTGTGTAATTATAGTTTTAAAATTAGATAAAATGTCTTGTACAAATTCTGGTTTCATTATACGTATTGTTCTACGATCTTCATTTTTATTTTGTTCTACTTCAAAATTACTTTCAAATTGAGCTATAGTATTTGATTCTAAATATGCTATAGGTGTATTAATTGAATCTATTTCATTATCCTCAAACAATATTCTAATAGGATCTTTGTGAGTAGAATCTTCTGCAAGAATAAAAAATGTTTCTACCTGATACCCTTTTGTATTTTTTGCTCTGTTAATAGTAAAAACATTTTTGTCATCACCATATTTCTTTGATACTATTTTAAATAGATTTTCTTCAGAAACAGGCCAATCAAATCTAGCATCAATTACATCATTAGTCATTAAAATTAACCAATGTAGATTCTGTGTGCCATAAAATCTATAAGATAACTCTTCAGGTGTTTCTCCATGAAGTGCCTCATACTGAAAATAATATGATGTATTTTCTTTAAATTCTTTAGATAAAATTACTCGTTTAAAAATGTCAACAACAACTTGTTCAGACCCATAGTCGTCTAAAGTATAAGATATTCTTGGAAAATCTGCAAATAAATTAGTAGCCATAATTTATTCCATCTGTTGTAATTTGTTCTATTTCTCTAAATGTTAAATTCATTCCTATTTCAACAGGTGCACCGTTTTCAAATGTCGTGAATTGGTCTCCGCCATATTCTACTGACATATCTGTTAACACGCAAGTTGCAAATTTATGTAACCAATCATTTTCTTTATCTTTATAAAAATATCTAAGAGAAAATTCTGAAGGATATACGTAGAACATTTTTTGCGCACTCAATTCAGGATGCATATGTTGCTTAAACATTTTTATTATTGAATGCACCTTATTTGACTCTGATAAATCTTTTGGGAAAAATTTATATCTAAAATTAAAAGTTCTGTAATCAACTGATTCAAAAAATACTTCTTTAAATGGATTTGTTCTTGTGGCAGTGGCGGCTTCTCGAACATTATTTAAATCCAAACCAAAAATTGATCCTGGCAACTTTATTGCCTGCGCTATTAATCTAGCAGTGCCCTCACCCGCAACATCTTTTATTGATTGTGCAACGGATCCCTGCATTAGCAACCCGGCCAATGTTCCTAGATCTTTTTCAGTATAATTTGCACCGTATTTTACTGTAGGTCTATCTTCAATATGCAGAGTAATTACATCTTTTAATCTAGATGTTGTGTTCCAATCAAACACATTAACATTAGTATCTATATTTTTGGCCATATCTGTAAGTGTAGCTGCGGTTAATCCAGCGAGACCAGCTCCGGCTGCTGCGCCGAGTGTTGAAACTACACCCTTTTTAGGTGCCGCTAAAAAAGTACCGACTCCTACGATTTTACCTATATTATTGACAAGAGTTTGCGCGCCAGCTTGTTTTGCTTCGGGTGTTAGATTCGATGTTCTTTTTTTCTCTTCGGGGCTTTGTTCAAAAAGTCTATTATCATCTTTAAGCTTTTTCCCCGCACCTGTTTTATCTCGAACATTGATGTAAAATGCAATATAATGTTGTAAATCTTGTTTTGTTCTTAACCCAGATGGGTATTCATATGTACCAATAGAATACCCCTTTGTTTGGTCAGTATTCGTGTACCTTGTATCATACTTAGATCTCTCTCTATCTCGGAGATCTTTTGGTTCTGAATTTATTTGTGACATGCCGTTGGTAATAAATATTGTTGGATCATAATTATTTATATAGATGACGTATACCAAAACATACAAGGGAAAATTTAGAGTCGATAATCCCGGCAAATATAAGGGCGATATAAACAATATTGTTTATAGATCCTTGTGGGAATTGCGATTTATGAAATGGTGCGATAAGAATCCATCCGTAGAGGAATGGGGGTCTGAGACTGTTATTGTACCGTATATTTCTCCACTTGATAGAAAAGTACATAGATATTTTGTAGACTTTTATGTTAAAGTTAGAAGCAAAACTGGTGATCTGCAGAAGTATCTGATAGAAATTAAACCGGAGAGGTTCACTAAACCTCCGGCAATACCAAAGAAAAAGACCAAAAAGTTTATAGATGAAGTCTTTCAATATGGCGTAAATGACGCAAAATGGAAAGCCGCTTTTGAATTTTGTAAGGATAGAAACATGACTTTTATGATATTAACAGAAAAAGACCTAGGATTAATCAATGGCCGATAACATTTTTAAAACCGTAAATATGAAAGCTGGCGATGCCCAGAAATCATATACCTGGTACAGAAATCAGGTTAGAAATTTGGGGTCGGGCGTTTCCGGTTTACAATTAATACGTAATGAAAAATTGACCAATAGAATAAAACCTGGAGAAATGTATCTTTTTATGTATGATCCAAAGCACAAAGATACATTACCTTATTACGACACAATGCCATTAGTGCTTCCATTTAAGCAATTGCCCGATGGTTTTCTAGGTATTAATTTACATTATCTGCCCTATCTAGCTAGATTCAATTTATTAGGTTCTCTTAGTAAATTAGCAACAGATAAAAATATGGATGAGAAAACAAGAATTCAAATATCATGGCAAATATTGAATAGTTCCACAAAATATTTAGCAGCAACCGCTTGCGTGAAGCATTATCTAAACGATCACTTGAGAACCAGATTTTTAAAAATAGACTATCAAGATTGGGTAACAGCATCAATGTTGCCAGTGGAGAACTTCAAGAAAGCAAAGAAAGAAGTTGTGTGGCAAGAAACAAAAAACAAATACAAGTGGTATTAAATGGCTAATTTTTCCTTAAAGAATTTTCAAGCAGAAGTAAGAACTAGAGGACTTTCAAAACCTAATAGGTTTGAAATAATGTTCCCACCGCCTTTAGGATTGACCAATAAAATAAAAGATATAAAACCTGTTTTATTGTATTGTGAATCTACAAGTTTGCCCCCGCAAAATATAAGCGTAAAGAGTCAAAGAATTTATGGTCCGGGATATCCTAGACCGGTTGGTACGGATTTTGGCGGTGATGGTATTACTATGACCTTTTTATTAGATCAACCAATGGACATTCGTGCGTTTTTCGACTTGTGGCTTGCAAGCATTGTAGATCCAAATCAATTTCATGTAAATTATCAATCTAACTATGTTGTTCCAATAACAATAAATCAACTCAATATGCAAGATCAGGTTGTATATTCTGCTATTCTAGAAGATGCATTTCCTCGTAGTGTTTCATTATTAGAATTGAACCAAAGCAACCAAAATAGTTTTCATAAATTAAGTGTCACGTTTGTTTATAGGCGTTGGAGACCTGTGCATAGATTAACTGATACTATGCAAACTAATATGCCATTATATAGAAACAATCCGTTGCTTATTACCCCTGTTACCGATACATCAAATCAAGAAACTATAGTCACACCTGTAAGAGATGCATGGCCAGATATGCAAGCAGCGAATCCTGTTCAATGGGGAAGTTTGTATACCCCAGTAAATCCTGACACAACTACAAAATAAGGAAATATAAATTATGTCATTGCCAAAATTGGAAACCCCAATCTATGAATTGATTCTACCATCAACCGGAGAAAAGATAAAGTATAGACCATTTCTTGTACGTGAGTATAAGATACTATTGACAACATTAGATTCTGACGGCGAAGAAATTCATCGAGTAATTACAGAATTAGTTGATGTTTGTACTTTTAAAAAATTAAATGTAAATACCCTTGCAAATTTTGATATAGAATATATATTTCTAAATATGCGAGCAAAGTCTGTAGGTGAAGTTGCTAGTATAACAGTAAAATGCACAAACTGTGAAAATAAAATGGACACAGAAATGGATCTTACAAAAGCAACAATCGAAAGATCTCCCGATCATACACAAAAAATACTTATTACTGACACCATAGGTATTGAGATGAGATATCCTAAATTTGAAGAAATGATAGAAATTTATCAAAACTTCAAATCCGATAAAATTGTAGAAATGTTATGCTCATGTATTAGTACAGTTTTTACAGAAGAACAATTATATAATGACTACACCAATGAAGAACTAATAGATTTTGTAAATTCATTTTCAAAAGAACAATTTGAAAAGCTAGAACAATTCTTTTTGACTATGCCAAAGGTTGTTCAACATATAGAAAAAGATTGTGATAAATGCGGTACGCATAATAATATTAAATTGGAGGGTCTCCAAAATTTTTTCGTCTAACTCTTTCACATGAAGGCCTACTTAATTATTTTCAATTAAATTTTTCGTTAATGCAGAATCACAAATACTCATTAACTGAAATAGAAAATATGATACCATGGGAAAGAGATATTTACGTTACTATGTTAATTAATCACATGAACGAAGAAAATGAGAGATTGAAACAAAAGAAATCACTTAAGAGATAATAAATGGCACTACCTCAAATACAAAACACTGCTGAAGGTCGACAATTTCTAGATTTGATGAAAGATCAAAAAGAAAATATTGCTTCGCAAACTAAAATAATGCAGACTATTTCGACTTCGATTATACGTCAAGGCCGTGAAGCAACAGAATTACGTAAAGAAATATCAAATCTTCGTAAAGGTTTTGTTACGGGTAAATCTAGCAATCTTGAGGACATCAAAAAATACTTTGGTAATACTAGAAAAGATAACCCTGCAGAAAAAGAAAAAGCGTCTGATAAAGGATTCTTTAAAAATGCGTTAGGTAAAATTTTTGGACCATCTGCATATCAACAAAAAATGCTAGATGACACTAAAATTATACGAATGTTAACAGAGACACAATCAGAAGATATTGCTTTTATTAAGAAGTCATATGAAGAAGA